AGACGGACCCTTACAACCAAATCGTCAAACTTGCGAACATGAGAAAGGAATCAGCCGCAAAGAAGGGAAAGGTTGAGAACATTCTCGACATCTACGAAGGAAGGGATTTGAATGTTACAATCACAGACGAGGGCACATCTGCGCCTACTATTGTTGACGAAAGTGACAGAAGTCCGTTATCAGAGGATGTCGAACAAATGAAAAGATGGATTTACGACCAAAAGAAGTGGCAGGATGTGTTCACATGCAAGCCGTATGATTACCTTAACCTTGTTTCACAGATGAGGATTCCGTGGTATGACAAAAAGAACGGCGTATGGGTCGACAAAGAGGAATTCGATGAAAAGTACAACTCTGAGACAAAAGAGATTGACAATGAAATCAAAAACGCGAAGGATGAGATAAGCAAGTCCGACGACAATGTCGGTAAGGGTGGCCTAATCGATTCAATAACGGTCAAGGACAACGACCTTCCATTCTAACATAGCGAAGGATGCTAAGATTTTTATATGGCTGCATGGGTAGCGGAAAAAGCCTGCATCTTCTTGCCACGGCAAACAATTTCCAAGAACATTCGATTCCATTCATTATAATAAAGAGCAGCATAGATACGAGGGACGGGGACGGCAAGGTGTATTCAAGAGCACTTGGCGACAGGGAGTGCGTAAGCATATCAGAGAACGATAACATCTACGAGATGATAACGAAATACCTTGAGGTGGAGGCGTTCTATGTCGGCGGAGGGCTCAAATGGATTCTTGTCGATGAGGCACAGTTCCTTACGGAAAAGCAGGTTGACGAACTTGCAGAGATTTCCGACAAGTACGGGATAAACATATTGTGTTACGGGCTTAGGACTGATTTCAAGACACAGTTGTTCCCTGGCTCAAAAAGACTGTTCGAGGTTGCTGACGGATTTGAGGAGATAAAGTCAAGTTGCTATTGCGGAAAGAAAGTCATATTCAACGCAAGAATAAATAAAGATGGTGAAATCGTTACTGACGGAGAACAAATAGAAGTCGGCGGTGATGATAGATATATGTCTTTGTGCAGAAAATGTTATTTTGAAAAGACAGGAAGCCATTTATATAAAAATGATTAAATATGAAAAAATGGTTATAAATTTGAAATAATTTGGACGGAATCACTCAATAACAAGCCATCAAAAATTTCAAAAATAAACAATAAGAAAATAAAAATTGAATAATATATGGCACAGCCACAAAAAAAAGCACCTATTAAAAAGAAGAATACAATTTCAGATTTAAAAGCAAAAATGGGATTTGGAGTCTCTGTTGAAAAGGGAGAAATACAAAATGCAAGTAATGCAGATAAACCATTGGAATGGTTGATTATGCCTAAAGCATTTCAGGATGCACTGAAACTTCCCGGATATCCGATTGGGTTCGTAAGTACTGTATGCGGCCATAGCAACAGTGGTAAATCTACATTAATAAATCATGCAATTGTAGCAGCACAGAGACAGGGGTTAATACCAATTATATATGATACTGAAAATAATTTTGATTTTCAGTATGCAATAGATATGGGAATGGATGCGACACCTGTTTATGGTGATGTAAATGTTGAAGTTGTTGACCCAGAAACTGGCGATGTTTCAGTTGTTAAAGAAAACAGGATAATTGAATATGATGGCCCTTTTGTGTATTTTAATAATTCAATTTTAATTGAAAGATACGGCGATATTGATTATTCAACAGGAAAACGAGGCTCAAAAAAAAGAAATAAGGCTGTAATTGAAGATATTGCATATTCAATAAATGAATTTTTAGAATATCAATCAAATGGAGATATAGAACAAGGCTTCGTGTTTTTATGGGATTCTGTTGGAAGTATTGGTGGATTGAAATCTTATAATAGTAAAGTTGGAAATCCTATGTTTGACGCTGGAACTATTTCGGCAGCAATGCAAGATATTATGGACAGTGCAATACCTTCTTCGAGGAAAGTTTCCTCTAAATACACGAATACAATGATAATGGTTAATAAGGTTTGGCTTGATAATACAACAAATCCGGTCGGACCACCAAGTTTAGAATTAAAGGGTGGTAGAAGCATTTTCTTTAGAAGCAGACTTATAATTTTGTGCGGTGGGATGCTCAAGTCGTCTGTAAAAAAATTAACAGCAACTTCAAAAGGGCTTAATTATAACTGGGGTATACAAACAAAAATAAAAGTTTTAAAAAATCAATTGCCAAGCCCGTTTAATGTAACATATGAAGGTGAATTTATTTGTACTGATATTGGTATTATTGGCACAAGTAAGGAGGAACAAGATGAGTATAAAAAGACAAGAGCAAACGAATTACTTAAAAAACTAAACGAAATTGCGGAAGGTAACGGATGCTCAAAAATTAACGATATTGGCGATATTTCATTTGAAGAAAGTAGTGAAGACGAAATAATTGATTAAAAATCCGAATTTTTTCGGATTTTTTATTTTTAAGTACTATTTATAAGTAAATAACAACTTTTATGAGATTAACAACTGAACAATTTATTGAAAAAGCAAAATTGATACATGGTGACAAATATGATTATTCAAAGGTAGAATATGTAAATAACCATACAAAGGTATGCATTATATGCCCTGAACATGGGGAATTTTGGCAAGAACCGCATGCACATATTGATGCAAAAAGAGGTTGCCCAAAATGTGGTGTAATAAAATGTGTAAATGCAACAAGAAAGTCAGTTGAAAAATTCATTGATGAAGCAAAAGAATTGCATTGTAATAAATATGATTACTCAAAAGTTGAATATGTAAACTCGAAGACTAAAGTCTGTATAATTTGCCCTGAACATGGAGAATTTTTGCAAACACCTAATAACCATTTAAAAGGTAGTGGATGCCCAAAGTGCCATTTTAAGAAACTTGGCGATGAAAGAAAAATTGGTAACAAAAATTTTATAGAAAGGGCTATAAAAATACATGGAGATAAATATGATTATTCTAAAGTTGAATATGTAAATAATCATACTAAGGTTTGCATAATATGCCCAGAACATGGTGAATTTTGGCAAAAGCCAGATGGTCATATATATGGAAAAAATGGGTGCCCAAAATGTAGCGGGCAATATATGGACCGTGAATATTTTATCGAATGCGCAAATAAAATCCATAATAACAAATATGATTATTCAAAAGTGAAATATGTAAACAATAGGACCAAAGTCTGTATAATTTGTCCTGAACATGGAGAATTTTGGCAAACGCCGCACAATCACTTGAGCGGGCAAGGATGTAATGAATGTGGAGGTAGTAAAAAACTAACAAATGAAACTTTTGAGAAAAAGGCTAAAGATATACATGGGAATAAATATGATTATTCGAAGGTTAATTATGTGAATCAAAAAACAAAGGTTTGTATAGTTTGTCCTGAACACGGAGAGTTTTTGCAAAATGCTAATTCACATTTAAACGGACGAGGATGCCCAAAGTGCCAAATGCCGTTGTTAGAAAAAAAAGTTGAGAAAATTCTTAAAGAAAATAATATTAATTATATTCATCAATATCACAATAAGGAAATTTTTGGACAGCAATCGTTAGATTTTTATCTCCCTGATTATAAAATCGGAATAGAATGTCAAGGAGAGCAACATTTTAGACCGGTTAAGTATAGGTCTGAAAAAATGATGAACGGTGATACGCCAGAAAAACGGTTTTTATACAATAAAGAAAGGGATAAGGCAAAGAAAGAAAAATGCAAAAACGCAAACATTGGAATTGTTTATTTTCTATGCAAAACATTTTCAAGGTATTTGGGCAAAGATGATAAATATGCAACAAACGATGAAGAACTTTTAAGGATAATTAAAGGATAAAGATGCTACTATAGAGATAGTAGTGCCTTTTTTTATTGTGCATTCGAACTATTTATAAGAAATAATTGTTTTTGTAATGAGGAAGATATTTTTATCAGAAGAACAATTCAAGGCTTTAGTTAAAAGGGAATTGAATGAATCTATTTCTTTCGTTGGAGGCGGAATGGATGAAGCGGGAAGCAAGGAAAAAGGCGGAACAGCAACCTCAAAAGCGAATGTAAGCAGTGTTATAGACTATTTGAACGATTTGTATCATAGTGACGATGATGAGAGGGCCGAACTCAGGGGAAACCTTAGAGACCTTGCGGCCATAAACAGCGTAAATTTCGACTACAACCAAGATGAAAAGGATAAATTGGTTAGGAATACGATTGAAGGGAAGAACGAGGCTGTAAAAAAATGGGTTGTTGATTATTTGCCTGTACTTAGACAATGCTGGAATGGGAACACATTCAATGCAAGCAAGGAAGTTGCAAAGTATGATAGCAAAACGAAAGCCATAAAGAACAGTAGAACAAAGTATGGGCAGGTAAAAGATGATGACGGGAATGTCATACAGGATGCATACGATAGTTTGGATTTGGATACAAGGAAAAATGTGGTAAGGCTTGCTGCATTCCTTAATAAATGTGGACTTGCGTCTATTTACCGTACCTATAAGTTACCTGCAAGTGCTGATTACGCTTGTGGTTTGGACCTTCACAAGGTTGGTGTTTACACACCGGTATCGTATTTAGAGGAACACCTTAACTTTAGCGGCTTGTTCGATAGTTCGTATGAAGGTGGACAAAGAGAATTGGACAAAGAATATCAGGGTACGAAAGTTGATACATTAAAGAAAACATTAGGCAGGAACCCAACAGAGGATGAAGTTGAAAATTACAAACTTGAACAATTTTCATTGAAGAGGGCAAAGAGGTATATCGACATGACATACGGAGTTAATTTGGACTTTGGTAAGAACAACGACATGTTCAAGTTAGGGAACAATAAGATTCATAATGATACGCTTGTGGTTAATTTCACATCCGCTACTAGATGTCCTGCGTGGAATGAATGCATAATGAAGGATGCCTGTTATGCGAAGACGGCTGAGACTAACTGGGACCCGTCACTTTATGCGAATCTCAAGAAAGACCTTATTTGGAGACAAACCGAAAAGGACCCGACTCTCATGAAGTTGATGCTTGGCGTATTAAGGTCATACCTTTTCAGTTATGCATCGCTGCCAGCAGTCAGAATGACGAAAGGCTCCGAGAACAAACAGCAATTGGCTATGGAAATGTCAAGGATGACTCTTGATGAGTTGGAGAAGAAGTATGGTGAAGGAACAAAGAGTATCTTGGCCAAAAACAAGAGGGGTACATTGATAAGACTTAATGAAAACGGCGATTTCATAGGGCAATGGCTTGTCGATGCATTTGAGGATTTTGCAAATGAATTGAAACCCGTTGGCATAAGGATAACGGCATACACATGTAGGGCCCTTAATTATGAGTCGGTAAAGACGATGATTTTGAACATTTCGCAAAAGGCTCTTGTCGACAAGCAGAATTCAAGTGCGTTTGCGCATTTCTTCTACGCAATCGACCCAATTGACTATCAAAGGCTTGGCGAAACATATGGCGGTCCTGGATATTCATTGGTTGTTAATGAAAATCAGAA